TGTATTAAAGTTAGATTGATTGAATATACTAGTCGTATATGTGGGCGGACTTTCTACACTCATTATATTATACCAATATATTTATTTTTAGGAACTTATTTATAACGGAATTAATTATGCTAATACTGAAATACTAATATTAGGTGTGCCTCCACCAATTAGAAGTGTTAAAGGACTGGTTGTGGAGGAATGATACGCAAGTATATAAAAACTTTCACCAGCGAGTAATCTAAAATTACAAGCACAACCCATAGCACTAAAATTATCTGTTGCGGCATTCATATTGCTTATCCATATTCTTCCAAGAACAGAATGAACTAAAATTATCCATCTTACTCCAACTGTATTAAAAGAAAAACCAATATTAGCAGCAACATTAACACTAATAGGATAACTATTACTATTTGTAAAAACACCAGCAGAATAAGTTATACCAGTATAAGAACCAGAATAAGTGCTATTCAACGTAGGAAAAAAAACTGTAGTATCAGTAAAACTATTAATAGATTGTGTGTTATCTCCACTTCTAAAAATATTAGGAGCGTCTAAAAATCTAATTCTTCTTGGTATAACAACGGTCTCGGTCGTCGTTCCTAAAACCACTTGATTACTTGCTGTTATTGTCGCACCGCTTCCTAATGCGGTTGATTGGTTATAACCAGCACCGTTTGATTGAGTATTAAAACCAACGAAAGTATTATTAGAACCGGTAGTGATTGCGGTTCCTTGAAATCCGGCGTTATATCCAACCGCAACATTATATGAACCAGTCGTAAGAGAATATAATGAATAATGACCTAATGCGGTGTTTTGTGTTCCTGTGCTGGAGTTTAAAGAACCACCCCCTACCGCCACATTATATCTTCCGGTTAAATTGCTAGATAATGCCCCAAATCCTATAGCAACACAATATCCATTAGTGGTTGCTGAAGTTAATGCTTGATATCCAATTGCTATTGAAAAATCGCCTTGCGTATTTGATTTTAACGCTTGATAACCTAACGCTACATTATTCACGCCAATTGTATTCGCTGATAAAGCACTAACACCAAAAGCAGTATTTGATGCTGCTGAACCACCACCTTTCCCTACGGTTAAACCGTTTATAGTAGCATCATTCGTTGTTGCTAAATTAGCAATCGTTTCTAAACCAGTTTGAGCGGTAGGGTATTTCAAGTAGTGAGCGTTTAGGTATGCTGTGTCTAACCCTCCAGCAGTTGTATTAAAGTTAGATTGATTGAATATACTAGTCGTATATGTGGGCGGACTTTCTACACTCATTATAATATACCAATATATTTATTTTTAGGAACTTTTTTTATATAGAATATATATAGTATGCCTCCTAAAAAAGATAAACCAGCAGAATTGATTGACTGGTATAAGAAGATACCAGAGAAGTTCTTATTGAAACAACACAATCCTTACTACGAAACCCACCATATTAAACTTCCTTTCCGTATGCTAATCGCTGGTGGTTCTGGTGCCGGAAAAACTCAAACACTTTTGTCCCTCATATACAATATGCCTAATACCTTTGAGAATATTTTTATTACCACTAAAAACAAAGATGAACCGCTATACAATTATCTTGAGGAAAAGTTTGAAAAGAAGGGCGGTGTTAAAATTACTGAAATAGACAAAGAAGGATTACCAGATTTAGACAAATTAGACAAGACCCAACAAAACTTGATTGTAATGGACGATTTAGTCGGTGAAAAAAACCAACGCCCTATGGAACAATTCTTTTTAAGAGCAAGAAAGAAGAATTGTAGTATGGTCTATATCTCTCAATCCTATTATGCTGTCCCCAAGATGATACGAAATAATTTAACCTACCTAGTTATCAAGCAAGTATCCAGTATGAAAAACTTGACGATGATAGCGAGGGAATATGATTTAGGATTAGATAAGAAGAAATTGACCCAGATGTATAATGATGCTACTGCTGATAAACAGAACTTTCTTTTGATTGATTTAGATGGCGACCCCAAGCAACGATTTAGGAAGGGGTTTAACGAATATTATGAAATTGAGGAATAATTCTTATTTAAATACTGGTTTTTCAAAGAAAAAAATATCCAAATATTATATATAGTATGAGTGGAACTGGTAGTTTATTAATCCGCAATCTACGCAAACCTGATGATTACTCAAAAGCAGTCAAAGCACAAGATGAATTACTCCGTATTGCTATTGCGAATGACGCTAAAATAGCAGCAGCAAGAAAAGGATTTTATCAAGGTGAAATACCGCCTTTAACGCAAGAACAACAAAAAGACCCTGCCGAATTACAAGCAGACCAAGCAAAACAAGAAGCAGATTTAATCCGCAACTTACAAAGTTTAGGATTTAGATACAAAGATATTCAACAAATCGTCGGTTCTTTAACCCCAGATATGGAGTTTAAAGTAAATCAAACCTTTCCATCTATCAAGCGTCGTCTTGAAAAGGATTATAAGATTGAATTGATTACTCCTAGTTTCTTCCTTGATTGGTTGAATAAATATTTAGACACTCTTGACCGCTCCAAAGGTTTTGTTAGTGGTGGTAGTTCAACAGCTCCATCAGCATCAAGTAAGTTTGATATTGGCGGTGGTGAAGAAGCACTTGCCGTCGTCGGTGAAGTTCCGGTGGTTGAACCATCTACAGAAGCAGTTGCGGTTGTCGGTGAAAGAGCACCTAGGGTTAGAAAAGCACAAGCGATTTATTCTAACGTTGAAGATTTTAGGAATGCTGAATTAGCAGACAAGAAACGATTTTTAAATACATATTTATTAGCGTATATGAATAGTGCCCCAGATATTAGCGAAGAAGAACAAACAAATCTAGGAGATGCGATTGATGCTGTGAATGGGGCACAAGGGAACAATAGAGCAGCACCTTATTATGAACGCAAAGGAACCGGTGGTATTTTAACCGATATTTATGCCGTATGGTCTCCGGTGGTATTTAACCGTTTAACCGAGATTGGAAGTGATTTAGTGCCTGGAAAAAAGACCGGTGAAGGGTTAATGAACCGTATGAAGAAGGCACCAAAAGGATTGAAACCACTTAAAATCGGTAAAGGTATTTTAGTAGAAGACCAACCAGTATATAGACCTATGGGTAAATATTTAATCCATTACGGTTTCCTTACCAACCAAGATATGCTAAACGTGAAATATCCAAGTGGAGGTGTAATTCCTCAATTTAAACCAACTCCAATTAGTGATATATTTAAGGATTTTATTATTGACCTTTTAGACACCGGAAAAGCGAATGCTCGTATCTACGACCAATTGCCTATTGATGAACGCAAATTATTTGAGAAGGTTGCGACTGGTGCTGGTATTTTCCATTCTCTAAAATTAAAGAAAACCATTACGGATACAGATAGAGATGAAAACGACCGTTTTAATTTATTAAAGGGAGAATATTTAGCAGGGAACAACTCGCAAAAAGTCCTACAAGAATTAAGACGATTGGTGATTAAGTTTATGAATGATGGTCGTATCCATAAAAGTCAAGGTATGAACTTCCTAATGGAATTATCTATTTAGGCAACTTTGACGAAGTTTTTTATCTTGTTATATTATATTATGCGAACCCTTATTTTGAATAGCAGTAATATTGTTGCGAATACAGATAACTCACAATTACAATATAATTTTCCAGCAGGTTCTATTGTTCTTAACCCTGGAGATAAGGTTGCTCTCGCTTCTCTCCAGATGTATTATTCAACCTTCAATATAACTGCTGCGAATGGAAACAACAAGTTTAGTTATACTTGGATTGATGGAACAACTTATCCAGTTGGAACCGGCACATCATCTACCAGCGAAACCATACCAGACGGATTTTATGACGCAGATGGTTTGAACGATTTATTACACTACCAGATGATAGCAAACGGTCATTACCTAGTTAATAACTCTACCGGTGATTATGTCTATTTTATTAATTTATCCACCAACGCAAACCGTTATGCTATTCAAGCAGATTGTTATAGAATAAACACTACACTATATTCAACAGCAAGTTATACTGCTGGAACGGCAACCACCGCTGCTGCCTCCTGGGCTGCCTTCTGGACGGCGACCACCCTTGTCCCTCAATTAGTCGTCCCATCAACGAACTTTAGATATGTAATCGGTTTTAATAACGGAAGTTTTCCAACCATTCAAACTGGTTGGACTGCTACTCAATCTTTTATTTCGTCCTTCACACCACAAATCACTCCATTATCCTCTTATGTTTTAACTTGTGATTTAGTGAATAATAATTATGCTGTCCCAAATAGTTTGATTTATTCATTCTCTCCAGAGGGCACTTTTGGAGACCAATTCACGATTGCTCCTAATCAATATGTATTTATAGACGCTCAACCTGGTAGTTATGGGTTTTTTAGAATGAGATTTTTAGACCAAGATTTAAAACCAGTCGCAATCCAAGACGACCAGATGGTTATAATGATAGTTATAGCAAGTAAAGGAGATAATATAGGATTATAATTTAGCAGTTTTTTTCTTATGAATATATATTAGGAATGTATATTCATAAACTAGGTAAATCTCACAGCGGAAGAGTAAGTATGGGTTTAGGAAGAAAACATAAGGCAGCAAGAGACCATAAGAGAATAGTAGGCGAAGGTTTAGTAGATAAAATCTACGAAGATGGGGGAATGGTTCATAAACCGACCGAGGTTTTAAGAAAGATGAACCCCTCAAAACCTCGTATCCCTAAAAAATATGTATCTCTAGATTTTTAGGCGGTCAATATTTAGGCAAAAAGAATTATACCAAGGAAAAAATTATCTTTGGTATAATATATAATGGATAACCTCGTCTTTGAAGAGAGCATTAACGCCGAAGTCCCTACAAGTGAGTTTGTAGATAAACAGTGGTTGTATGTGAATGATAACAACAACGGTTCTTACACAGGACAAATTGTGCTAGACACAACACCTTTAGCAAACAGCGGTTCCTATATAAACTGGAGCGAAGCATTCCTCGCAATTCCGCTTGTATTACAAGTTGAAGCAGGAGATGCTGCCCCTTTAAGTTCAACTCTTGCTTTAGATTGGTCGGTCGGTATGAAAAACGGTTTCTTCCAAATTATTCATTCCTTAACCGTTGAGTTCAATAACGGTTCAATCGTCCAACAAACCCCTTTCTTGAACGTATTTAGCAGTTTCAAAAACTTAACCTCTTGGTCTCAAGAAGATTTAAAAAATTGGGGTTCAGTTTGTGGTTTCTATCCAGATACTGCTAAATCGTGGATTTATAACAACAATACATCTGCTTCAAATACAGCAAATCTTTTAAATACCTCCGGTCAAGGTCTTTGTAATAACAGAAACGCTCCTTTAGTTCAAATCGCTTCTATTGGAACAACTCTTGCTACCAACACCCAATACAACTCTACTACAACTGCTACTCTTGCTTCAAACGATTTTAGAGCAAACTATAACGAAGGTTTGTATAAGCGTCAATCTTGGTTGAACTTCAACTTAACCGCATCAGCAGGAACTATTACTTCAACTTCCGCAAACCAAGTTGCCCTTTTAGCAACAACATCTGGTGTCTTAACATCAACTGGATTAAACGCAATTTTTATGTCTTACGTTCAACAAGACGCTAAAACTCGTAGTATTGTATTTGATGCGGTTGTTAGATTAAAAGATGTTTGCGATTTCTTCCAAAAGTGTCCTTTATTAAAAGGTTCAACTATGCGTATTTATATCAATACTAACCAAACCTATTTCACTTGCGACGCAATCAACGCTGAATATACTTCCGCTGCTTCCGGCGTTCAATCTGCTTCTGGTATCCTTGCTTTAACTGCTACCCCAACTATTTTAGGTGGTGGTGGAACAAATCCTGTTATGGTCGCAAGTATGGATATAGGACAAGGTATGTATCCTATGGTTCCTATTGCTGTTGCTACAACACTAACAAAAGAAAGTTTGAAAATCGGTTTATCAGTAGTAAAAACCCAATTTTCAGGTTTCACGACTGTTGTTTCTGCTCCAATTACCGCAGTCCGTTTATACGCTCCTGCCTATACTATGTCTCCTATTAGCGAACAAAGATATTTGAGTTTATCACCAACCAAGAAGATTGTATATAATGATATCTTCCAATACCAATACAGTTCAGTCGCCTCTGGTTCGTTTTCGTTCCTTGTATCCAACGGATTACCAAATATCCGCTCGGTATTGGTCTGTGCTTTCTTACCAAAAGGTTCAAACGGAACAGCACAAACATACGCCGGAACAACCACTACCGGTATTACCACTTCAACTTTATTATCTCCTTTCTCAACATCTGGTGGAACTCCTGACCCTATTTCACTAACAAACTTCCAAATCCAAGTATCCGGTAAAAACTTATTCAACAACCAAGAACAGTATGATTTTGAAGCATTCCACGAACAACTTGTCTCATCTAACCAATTGAACGGTGGTCTAACAACCAGTATGGCGAGTGGTTTAATCGGTCTTGAAGATTTCCAGTGGTTATACAGATACTACTACGGTAATGTATCACGCTCTATTCCAAGTGAAGATGGTGTCGCCAAGGCAATCCAAATCTTAGGAACAAACAACTCCCCTATTACTGTTGATTTAATGGTCTTCGTTGAGTTCCAACGTGAAATTACAGTTGATGTGAGAACTGGTGCGAGAATTGCTTAAAGAAAATCAGTTTCTGTAAAGCGTCTCTTTTGAGAAACAATTTAGGAATAATACAATAATATTTTCTTATACAATATTATAGTATGGAACTAACGAAAATCCCTGTTAGATTATCTACAGCACAAATCCGCAAATTAAAGATGGGCGGAGCAATCGGTTTGAAACCAGCAAACTTTGTAGTAGGAGATGGCGTCGCTCATTCTCTCGCCGTTATGCCCCAAAATCTACGCAAAATAGCAAACGCAAATCGCAAAAATAAAGGTATGAGATTACAATTGAAACCTGGCGAAGACCTTATGATGATGGACGGTGGTTCTATTTTAGGAGATATTAAAAGTGCCTTTAAAAAGGTCGGTTCAAAAATTGAAAAAGTCGCCACTTCAAAACCAGCGAAAGCGGTTGGTCGCAAAATCGCTTCTACCTTAATTAAGAAAGGTATTCCTATCGCCACTTCTGCTCTAGGTTCTGCGATTGGTAGTTCCGCTGCTACCATCACCGGAAACCCAGCGTTAGCACCAGTCGCCGGTAAAATTGGTTCTCAATTAGGTAGAGAAGGTGGTATGGAGTTATCTAAATATGTATCCAAGAAAACTGGGTATGGTATGCGTGTTCCTATTAGTCGCTCTGGTAAAGCACCTACTTTTGTTCGTGGTGCTACTCGCAAAATATCCGGCGAAGGTTTCCTTCCTGCTGGTGATAAATCTGGAAGTGGTATCGCAGTCGTCGCCCCTTCTCCTCCAAGTGAAGTTATCCAACTAGGAAGTCCTTATGCTAAAATCAATTCTGCTGCTATGAACCCTTTTATCGCTCCAAGTATCCAGTTGTCCGGTAAGAAGATGGGTGCTGGTTTTATGCCCTCTGGTTGATTGTATAATTAAGATGAATTAAATAGTTTATTTAGGAAATATATTTTGTTTGTATAGTTTATAATGGTAAATATAAACTATATTGCGATGGGTGGAAGGAATGAAAATAAATTGTATCCCATAATAAAAGAATTGTATGGTGAAGATTTAGTTAAAATAGAAGGTCGCTTCGCTCCCTTTGATTATGAAAGTCCTTCTCACAAAATAGAATTAAAATCAAGGGACTTGAAATACAATAAATATCCTACTACGATGGTGGGATATAATAAAATAGAATTGGCGAAACTAGAACCCCCTACGAAGAAGGTAGTATTCTTGTTTGCTTTTTTAGATGGATTGTATGAGTGGGAATATAGTGATGAAAACTTTGAGGCGATTGGAGGTATGGGGGCGGTGAAGAGTAGAACCGGATACATCAAATACAACAATACTAATTTTAATCCTAATAAACCGCACTTGTATATCCCTATTGAGAAGTTGGTGAAAAAAAGCGATTTAGGTGGTTATTCTTTAAACGAGTGTCTTGTAAATTAAAATCTTTCAATATTATATTATGCTGTCTAATATTGAAATAGAAGAGATTGCTGGTGATTTGAAACTCCCTATTGTAGGGGTCTTTAGTAAGGATAAATTGCCGGAGAAACGGTATATCGGTAGTTATTATATCAACTTACAAAACGAAGATGATGGAGGAGGAACCCACTGGGTCTTTTGCCGTATTTTTCCTAGTTATAAAGCGATTTTCTTTGATAGTTTTGGATTACCTATGCCGGAAGAAGTGAAACAATTTCTAGAACCCTTCTCTCCCATACCATATAGCAATAGACAAATCCAAGATGTGAAATCCCAATATTGCGGTTGGTTTTGTATTGCCTGTGATTATTATTTCCAATACGACGCAAAAAAGAGGGGAGATATAGAAGACCAATTTGACGACTTTTTGAATATTTTTAGTTTCAACCAATCAACCAACGACCGAATATTAAAAGAGTATTTGAATATGGATTAGAGGGGGGTTGCGTTCTTTAAGTAGGTTAGGAAATATATTTATTCCTCCAGTTTTAAGGAGAAAATCGTATAAGACGCCGACCCAGACGCCAGACGCCACAGACGCCGGGTTTTCCCAGAGTATAACTATTTTTTAACGATTTCTATTGGAATATATATAAACTTTGAAAAATCCAGCGTCTGTGGCGTCTGGCGTCTATCCAGCGTCTGTTAGCATAATATCTTCTTTTTAATAAAAAAGATATTACAACAAAGCATAAACGGTGTTATTCTTCTTCCTCCTTCTCAAGAATACGAGAATACCCAGTAATACCACCGATTATTTTGACTTCCTTTCCTTCTTTCATCTTCGTCTTCACATCAAACTCCTTCAAATCCTTATTCCATTTTATTCCAATTCTACCCAATTCTTTTATAATATCCGCCCTTTTGTAAGACGAAACACTTTCAATCTCATCAATAGAGATATTATGTTCTACTTTCGTCGCCTCAAAGTTTTCATAAAACCACTTGGCGAACTCGTTGTTTTCGGTCTTCGTCTTATTCACGGCATCTTTGAATTGTTGAGGAATAGGAGGCAACCCATCATCATAATATTTCATTCCATACTCCAAAATCAACGATACAATTTCATCACTATAATTCTGCTTGAAATTATCTCCTAATTTTGTATCGGCAATAAAATCCAAGGTTTCATAATTCTCTTCTTCAACGCAACCAGTCCGGTCAAAGTGAGAGCAAAATTGGATTTGTTTATATCGGTTATATACCGCTTCTTCATCTTTATCTATTTTTGGAATATGGTTAGAGCAAACAAACATCTTGTAAGATACTTTCAAAGAAACCGTATTCCCATACATAATATCCGTATCAATCGTCATACCATCACCAATCTTCTTCATAAGGGCAGCGTTCAATTTATGTTTCGTCCCCTCGTCCGCCCAAACAATTCTCGCCCCATTCAATTCCGGTAATTGTTTATGGGTCTTTGTATTACTTGCCTCCAGCAATTTAGGGTCAGTTTGCTTCACATACGCCGGAAATAAGTGAGTTAAAACATCAAAGAAGAAGGTTTTTCCATTATCTCCTCTCCCACCCTCCGTCCCATCAACAATATAATAAATTGATTTCTCCAAGTGAGCGTCTCCGCAAAAGGCATAACCGAGCACACCCAAATAATATTCCAAGTGGTCGTCATTCCAATTCAAAATCTTCTTCAAGGTATCCTTCAAGGTCGTCATCTTCTTATTATCAAAATCTGGAGGATAATGAATAGACAAAGTAAAACTAACATAATCATCTCTTCGTATTCCCCTATTAAACTCTCCGGTTTTCAAATCAAAGATGCCGTCAGCAAATACAATTTTTCCACCGGTATTATCCAGTTTGTCTGGAAAATTATTATCGGTTAATAAAGTGCGTAGATATTTGGTGGTCTGCCCTATATAAGAGGATTTCCCAACCGAATTAAAATATTTGGTTGCTTCATCAATATCCTTCTTAATCTCCTTTTTTTCTTCCGGTTTATCCTCCAATCTATATTCCTCCCAATATTTATTAATCAATCCCTTAATATAATACTGAATTGTTTTAGAGATTAAATATTCGTTAGCATATTTCGTCTTACACCAAATATTTTGTTTATCGGTATAATACCATAAGTTGGTTTTGCTACTATAAATCAGTTTATTTTTCAAGGCAGGATAAATCTTCTCGGCGATTTTAACTTCACCGAGTTCTAAATCTTGTAAGGTGATATCAATAGGGACAATATCGCTAGGTTTGATTTCTATTGCTTCATCAAATCCTTTCTCGCTCCACTTGATGTCTAACCCAAACTTTTTCAAGACCCTACGATTAAATCGGTTAAATAAATCGGCAACCGGAATATTCTTCTTTCGTATGACTTCTTCCAACGGCATAAATCCATCTTGAGAAGGTATAATATCGCCCAACGATATACTATAAGTCCTAACTAAATCGGCAATACAATATTCTTGAATAATCCGTTCCCAAGTTTGAGCGAAGAACGCCATTACGGAGCGGTCTTTTTCTTCCGCTGTTTTATTATTCCAATCCTCACTCTCTGCTGCTAAATCGGTTTTGATATGAGGATTGGTTTTAACAATTTTATTGCGTAATAAGACAAGGTCGGTCATAAGATTATCAATTAGGGGCATATCCGGAACTCTTATTTTGACGAACTCCTTTTTCCAGGTATAAATCCCACCGCCAAAAGCGAGACGAATGGGTAATTTCTTTGCTTGTTCGTAAGCGGTTAAGATATATCCATCTTCGGTGGTAATATCTTTGAGTTTATAATAATCGGCAATATCGTAGCGACACTTTTTAGGGTCAGCACAATATTCTTGTAATCCGCCGGTCAATTCTAATTTTTCTTTCTTTGCTAATTCCAATAATAATTGAGGTTGAGCGTTAATCATATCAAAATCTAAATAATTCTTCTTGGCGAAGGAGTGGCGACTAGGTCGGTGAAAAAGAGATAAACTCAACGAACCAAAAGGATTAACTCTCCCCCACTTGTGTTTTGGGAGATAATATTTGGTTTCAATATAATCATCGTCATAATTGTAGTTTTTAATATAGTTGGTGTAATGGGTTTGTTCGTCCGGATAAACTTTCGCAATATGTTTGCGTAGTTTAATACCCATCTGTTTATGGAGAAATCCATAAATAAGGGGCATATCTGGGTATTCTCTACACTTTAAATCTCCAACAAATATACTGTCGGTTTGTCTAGGTAAGTAGAAGGCAGATTTAGTATGGTCTAATTCGGTTTCAGTAGGAGGGCAAACAATCGTTTCGGTCTCGGTCATTCTATATTATAACAATAGATATTAATTTGTTTTTAAATCAATTTTTTCCCTAAATATTTTATTTAAAATAAAATTATCCTAAATAAAATAATCGCCTAAATATCTTCTTTGATTTTGAAAGAGAGAGTTTTGTATTCCATTAAAAAACACTCAAACACGCCAGGGGGCAACTCATCAATCATCTCCTTCATCTTGAAGATATGATGGAGGTTCTCTTTATATTTGTTCCAGGTTTCTTCGCTGATGCCGTATTTCTTCTTGGTGTAGAGAGAGTTTTTATACATCTTGGACTTGATGGGGTCTTCGTGATATTTCTTCTTCATATAGTCATTCATATACTGATTAAGGTTGGCGGTCTTTTTAGGGCGTTGTCCGGCAGTAGCGTCCATTATTTGTTTATATATTAATACAATATAATAAATTGTCTTTAAACCCTTTTATTCTCCTAAATTATCCTTAAACAAAAAA